AGAAAATGGTATTGATATTGATTATATTAAAGAAAATTATTGTATAGAAGATATAAATGAAAGTTGCGTATTATTTGTAGATAAAAGCAACGATCATAATTTCTGTGTTTGGAAATTAATGCAAGGATATGATTCGCTATATCAAGCGGAAATTAAAATGTTTTTATAACAGTAAAGTTCGATTTCTTTGGAAAATGAAAGGAGATTTTATATGGGTGTATCATGTGATATTTGTAAATATGGATGTGAACATGATTATGTGAAAAATAATTATTATTGTTCAAATAAGAACAGTTGCCATCCAATAGCAGATTCCCCAATTGTTAAGAATTGTAGATATGGAGAAATAGACCAATGGAAATATGATTTTAAATATAAACCAAATAAGAGTGATAAAAATGTATCGAAAAAACTTATGTATGAAGAATTGAAGAAGATTCTTTTTGGAATTAAGTTAAAAGATATTGATACTATTATGAAAGAAATTAATGAACTACAAGATAAAATTACATCATACAGAGAACCATATAAATGTGAAACTTGTGCGGTTAAAGAGTGCGATGTATATGCATTAGGTTGTAGAGATTGTAGTGGTTGGAAGTAGTAAGAAAACTTCGTTTCCTTTGGATTATAAACGGAGAATATAACAGTAGAAACAATTAACAAAAAAATAAATATAAGAAAGAAGAGGTACAAAACATGGATGGATTTATGATGTTTAAGAAGGCTTTACAGAAGCACTTCGATGAAATGCAGAAAGAGGCAACACATTTATTTGAGGTAAATGTAGATAAGGATGAATTATGGAATACATATCTTGATAGCTTCCCTGCTGGTACAAATGAGATTTTCAGAGAGCGTAGAGAACATGATTGTAGTTGTTGTAGACAGTTTATTAAGAATATTGGTTCTGCTGTCACTATCAATGATAACCAGATTCATACGATTTGGGAACTGAATCTTGGTGATACAACATATCAGCCAGTATGTGATGCACTTGATACTTTCGTAAAAGCTCATACAGTTACAGATATTTATACAACTAAGTTCCCTAAGATTGGTACATATTTTAACTTTGAGGAAATCAATGGAAAGTCTCATCAGTGGGATCACTTCTTCTTAGAGCTTCCAAGCAAGTTCGTAAATAGAAGTAGCCGTTCAAATGAGGAAGTTAAGGGACAGTTCAGAGATACAAGAAACGTATTTAAGCGTTCTCTTGATGAAATTACTATGGATGCACTTGATACAATTCTTGAACTTATCAATTCAAATACACTTTACAAGGGTGAAGAGTGGAAAGGTGTGCTTACAGAGTTCAAGAAGTATAAGAAGGAATATGATAAGCTGACTTCTGATACTGAAAAGGATTTATATGCTTGGGAGAAGTCGGTAACAGCAGGTATGGCTATCGGTAGAATTAGAAATCATTCCATTGGAACACTTCTTATCAATGTAAGTGAGGATATGGATCTTGACACAGCAGTTAAGAAGTATGAGCAGATTGTCGCTCCAAGTAATTATAAGCGTCCAAAGGCTATTTTTACAAAGAAGATGCTTGAGGACGCAAAGAAGACCATTACAGAACTTGGATATATGGATTCATTACAGAGAAGATTTGCTAATCTGAATGATATTACTGTAAATAATGTATTGTTCTCAAATAAGAGTGCTGCAAGAAGAATGATTGGTGCAGATGATATTTTCGGTCAGATGGAGAAGGATGTTGCTGTAAACCCTAAGAAGTTCTCAAAAGTTGAAGAAATTTCAGCACAGGATTTTATTGACAAAGTACTTCCAACTGCAAAGGAGATTGAAGCTTTTGTAGAGAATAAACATGAGAAGAACTTTGTTTCTATGATTGCACCAGTTAATCCAGATGCTAAGACAATGTTTAAGTGGAATAATGGATTATCTTGGGCTTATTCAGGAAATATTACCGACTCTGATATGAAACAGAATGTTAAAGCGGCTGGTGGCAATGTTGATGGTGTTCTTAGATTTTCTATCATGTGGAACGAAGATGGTCATGATAATTACGATCTTGATGCACATTGTATTGAGCCAGATAAGAATGAAATTTTCTTTAGAAATTGTAGAAAGCCAAGTGTTTCAAGAATGGGTGGTCAGTTAGATGTTGATATTGTTCATCCAGATGGAAAGGTTGCAGTAGAGAATATTACTTGGGAAGACCTGTCAAGAATGAAACCAGGTGTTTATAAGTTCTTTGTACACCAGTATTCAGGAAGCGTAAGGCATGGATTTAGAGCTGAGATTGAATTTAATGGAGAAATTTACAAGTTTGATTACGATAAGTCAATGAGAACTGATGAAAAGGTTCAGGTTGCAGAAGTAACACTCGATGAGAATGGAAACTTCTCAATTAAGGAAAAATTAGCAGGAAATTCATCTATTTCAAGCCGTGAGATTTGGGGTGTAAATACAAATCAGTTCGTTCCTGTATCAGTAATCAGTTATAGTCCAAACTATTTTGACGAGCAGGACGGAATTGGTCACAGACATTTATTCTTCTTCCTGAAGGATTGTGTAAACAACGAAAGTCCTAATGGCTATTACAATGAGTTCTTAAAGAGTGACCTTGAAAAGCACAAGAGAGTATTTGAGGCTTTAGGTGCTAAGTGTCATGTAGAAGATACTGATGATCAGCTTTCAGGAATTGGATTCTCTATGACAAAGAGAGCAGATTTAGTTGTTAAGGTTAAGGGTGCAACAGAGCGTGTAATGAAGATTAAGTTTTAATTAGAAAAGGAGATTATTATTATGACAAACAACGAATTATTTATCAATGCAACAAGAGCAAACTATCAGTTCCCATTCAGAGGAATGATTAACGTAATTGATTTGTGGGCGTTATCTCTCACAAATTTGGACTCAGTATTTAAGACACTCAATGCGGAAGCAAAGAAGTCAGAGGAAGAAAGTCTTCTGAATACCAAATCAAAGGAAGATGAGGAGATTTCTAACAAGATTGAAATTGTCAAGTATATTGTTAGTGTGAAGTTGGATGAGAAAAAGAAGAGAGAAGACGCTAAGAAAAATGCTGAGATGAGACAGAGATTGCTTGAAATCAAGGCTAAGAGACAGGATGCGGCACTTGAAAATATGTCTGATGAGGAGCTGGATAAGGCACTTGCAGAATTAAGTGAGTAATTGTTATGGATATACCATATATAGTATTAGAAACGAGTAATATATACTATATATGGTATATATTTTACATTAGAATGAATCGCACATTTCTTGCGGAATTTTTTGGAGGTTAAGACAATGACAATTGAACAGATTAATGACAAATTAAAATCAAAAGAGTATGACTTCCTGAGAACAGATAAGAATTTGGGTAACAATATCATTATCTTAACTCTTGGTGGAAGTCATGCATATGGAATGGATAAAGAAGGATCTGATTTAGATGTGAGAGGTATTGCACTCAACAGCAAATCAGATATTTTACTTGGAACAGATTTTGAACAGGTCGTAAATACCGATACAGACACCACAGTATATTCATTTAACAAAATGATTCAGCTTCTTACATCGAATAATCCTAATACAATTGAACAACTCGGTTGTCTACCAGAACATTATTTGCATTTGTCTGATATTGGAAGAGAACTTTTAGATAATAGAAAAATGTTTTTATCAAAAGTTTGTATTCATACTTTTGGTGGTTATTCGTCTTCACAGTTAAGACGCATGGAGAACAAAGCTGCAAGGTTAGTTGGTCAGGCAGAAAATGAAGCATATATTTTGAGAAGTATTAACAATGCTCAATATGAATTTAAAAATAGATATTATCCATACAATGAAAGTGATTTGAAACTGTATATTGACAAAGCTGTTCAGGAAGGATATGACAGTGAAATTTTTATGGATGTAAATTTGAAACATTACCCATTAAGAGATTGGGCTGGAATGTGGAACGAAATGAAATCCATTGTAAGTAGTTACAGTAAATTTGGCAAACGAAATGAAAAAGCAGTTGCTCATGATAAACTTGGTAAACATATGGCACATTTGATTCGTTTATATATGATGTGTATTGATATTCTTGAAAAAGAAGAAATTATTACGTATAGAGCAGACGAACATGATTTGTTAATGAGTATTAGAAACGGAGAATATTTAGATGAGAATAGACAGCCTATTTCTGAGTTCTATGATTTATTGAATGAATATGAAAAACGTTTTGAATACGCAAAAGAAAATACATCTTTGCCTGATAAACCTGATTATAAGAAAATCAATGAATTTAAGATGTATGTAAATGAGAGAATTGTGAAAGGAGATATCTGATGGAAATATCAAATAGAGCAAAAGAAAGATTCTGTAAGGATTGCAATATACCAATTAGATTATTCAAAGAGCCATATTTTTTAGATAGAATTAAGCTTTTTGATGAGTTCTATGGAACTGTTGACAAGTGGATTAGATTTGCAAGCGAATTACAGGGGTATAATTGTGAGCAGGATTATTTTGAAGAATATAATCATGTAAAGGATGCAGCTATTACAAGTATCAAAGAGTCAGAGGCATATCAGAGATTTAATGCGGAAGATATGAACAAATTCACTGTGATTCATAAAAATTTATCTAATAAAGATATATTTAAGCCAACTAATACTGGAAGAGTTTTTATCAGTATTGATATGAGAAAGGCTAATTTTTCATCTTTACACGAATATGATAAAAATATATTTCTTGGAACTGATACATGGGAAGATTTTATTTCTCAATTCACAGATAACGAACATATTATAAATAGTAAATATATTCGTCAGGTAATTTTGGGTAATTGCAATCCAAAAAGACATATCACCTATGAAAAGTACCTTATGTATCAGACATTATCGTTATTATATGACATCGTTGGTGAAGAGAGAATTGTATTCTTTTCAAATGATGAGATTGTTTATGATATGACAACGGCAAGTAATTTGCACATGTTAAGTCTTGTGAGAAATTGTGTTGAAGAAAGATTAAGTACAAAATCTAATATTCCATTCAGAGTTGAATTATTTTCGCTCCACAAAATCAATGGTACTGACGGATACTGTAAGAAAATCTATAAAGAAAATGGAGAATATAATATTGAATTTAAGTGTTTGGATAATTATATGATGCCATTCGTACTTAGATACTTCTTGGGAGAAGAAGTAACTGAAAGTGACAAGGTGTTCTACCACGAAGGGTTGCTTGCAAAGTTTATTGATATACCAAAAATTGAGGTGAATTTGAATGAAGAAATTGAAAATTGAAATTCCATCTGGTGCAAATGAAATTATCCATAGTTTACAAAACAATGGATATGAGGCATTTTTATGTGGTGGTGCAGTGAGAGATAGTATTCTTGGCAGACCAATTCACGATTATGACATTACGACTTCTGCCACACCAAATGAAATGATGGAAGTATTCAAGGACAAGAGAATTATTGAAACTGGTTTACAACATGGAACTATTACCATTGTAATTGACGGTGAAGGATATGAATGTACCACTTACAGAATTGACGGTAATTACTCAGATAGTCGTAGACCTGATAGCGTAACATTTACACGAAATCTTAAAGAAGATTTAAAGCGTAGAGATTTTACAATCAATGCGATGGCATACAATGATGAAGTTGGTCTTGTAGATCCGTTTAATGGTATGGAAGATATTAAATACCGTAAAATTAGATGTGTTGGCAGAGCAGAAGATAGATTTTCAGAAGATGCATTAAGAATTTTACGTGCTATTCGATTTGCCTCACAGTTGGGATTTGTCCTTGAACCTGATACAGATTGGAATATCAATAAAATGTATAAGAATTTGGAAAATATATCTATTGAAAGAATCAATAGTGAGTTCTGTAAAATTGCTGCATCGAGTGATTTCTGTGTACAAATGGTCTTATATCACGAAGTATTTTCCTTATTTATTCCTGAAATTAAGGATATGATTAAATTTCCACAAAATAATCCTTATCATGTTTATGATGTATGGAATCATACCGTACATGCAATAGAATATTGTGAATCCGATGATCTAGTAACGAGATTGGCAATTTTCTTTCATGATATAGGAAAGCCATATTGCTATCAAGATGGAGAAGATGGTATCAGACACTTTAAAGGTCATGGAAGAGTAAGTGCAGATATGACTGATACAATTATGAAAAGACTTCGTTTTGATAATGATACAAGAGAAAAAGTAGTGCAGCTTGTTTATTATCATGATGCAACTTTTGAAGTGGGTGAAAAGTATATCAAGAGATGGCTCAATAAGATTGGAGAAGAACAATTTAGAAAATTACTGAATGTTCGTAGAGCAGATATTAAAGCGCAGGCTTATACAGACCAAGAGAGTAGGCTTCAGAAAATTGACAATATCGAATATATCTTAGAGGAAGTTTTACAGAAAGACGAATGTTTCTCACTGAAAGATTTGGCTGTTAATGGCAATGATTTAATTGAGATTGGATATAAGCCAGGAAAAGAAATAGGGAATACATTGAATTGTCTTTTGCAGTTAGTAATTGAAGGTGTATATCTAAACGAAAAAAGTGAGTTGCTTAAATATGTTGAAACAACAAAAGAATGGATGAAGTTAGGAGAGAATTATAATGGTAAGATTATTTAGCCACAGTGATTTAGACGGAATTGGTTGTGGTATTTTAGCACAACTTGCATTTGGTAAAGATAATGTAGAAATTTCATATTGTGATTACGACAATATTGATTCAACCGTAAAGGAATATTTGGAAACAGAACAGGACGACACAATCTCAATTTATATTACCGATATTCGTGTCAATGAAGAAACTGCTGAGTTGCTGAATAAAAGAGGCAATGTTCAGTTATTAGATCATCATCCAACAGCTCTTGGATTAAATAAGTATGATTGGTGTAATGTAGTTATCGAAGATTCTAAAGGAATTAAAACATCGGGAACTATGTTATTTTATCATTGGTTAGGTATGACTGGTTGCCTGAGTGAAGAGTTAGAGAATAATAAAGTGTTAGAGAGATTTGCTGAACTTGTGAGAGATTATGACACTTGGAGATGGTCAGAACTTGGTGAAGATGGTGTTATTTGTAAGCAAGTAAACGATTTACTTTATCTGTATGGTCGAGATGATTTTATTCATTGGTGTATTTCAGAAATCCATGATGAGGTATTCCCAAGATTATATGCTAAAGATGAGGTTATTCTGAAGATTAAGCAGGATGAAATTGATAGATATATCGAAGAGAAGAATAAAACCATGTTTACCAGTCCTATGTGCGGTAAGGTTTGTGGTTTTGTATTTGCAGATAGGTTTGTTAGTGAATTAGGTAATAGACTTTGTAAGATGCATCCTGAAATTGATTTTGTGGCTATGATTGATATTGACGGTTGCACTGTTTCTTATAGAACTGTTAAAGAAGATATTGATCTTGGTAAAGATGTAGCAAGTTTATTTGGTGGCGGTGGTCATCCAAAAGCTGCTGGTTCAGAATTTAGTCAGAATATTAAGTCGAAAGTTATTGAGGAAATCTTCGGATAATCTTTAATTCTATTCAAGGCTGATCAGCCAAATTTTCCAAAAAAGT